CTGCGAGGTTGAAGTATTGTCGTGAAACTTCGGACAGCCAAGCATCTCGGCGACGCGGTCGACGACGCGGCGTGCTTGATCGACCTCGTCGAGCTGCGGCGGCACCGGATTGCCGCGCGCTCCTCTGACATGCAGCGCATGGCCCGATGATATCGCTACTTTGCGCGTCATAAGCTATGCTCCGAAATGCGCAGCGGCCAGACGTTGGAGCGCCCGGCCGCTTTCCCTTCCGTGTCTATCGTCGTGCAGCAAAGCTCTAACGCTTGATCTCCTGATCGATAATGCCTTGTTCGATCAGCACGCCGCCAGGCCGCGCTGCGCGCTCGCTGTAAACGACATATGCAGCCAGCCCGAGTGCGACGGCCGCATAGCCGATCATGATAAAAAGACCGGCCCGATCGCGCATCATCTCGCGAAAGATCATAGGTTGTCCTTCCATCCCCAGGCGTAGATAGCGCCGCCATTGGTGTCGGCGCACCACCCCAGGACGCCAGCCTCTAGGTCTATCTCGACCATCATTTGTATGACTTGGCCGGTCGGCAAGAAAACCGGCCAGCCGACATTATTGACGCCGCGCGGGCCGTTGTTCGTAGCGGTGTAAAAACCGACGTTTTGCGGAGAAACCACGACGTTGCCGGCTGTGTTGCCATTCGCCCCATTGAGCGCAATCAGCACTGCGCTTGCGGCCGTCGCAGTCGGCACGAAGTTCGCCAAATTGGCGTTGACCAGCGCTGTGACTGTCGCTGGAAAGGTGCCGCCCATGTTGCATCCGCTGGCGGCTTGAATAATGAGCGGAGTTGCGGGCGTGTTCGAGCCGGTGGTCTGAACGTAATGCGACCGATTGCCGAGCTGCAGCGTACGCATCCAACGCGCCGTTGCGGCGCCGTCGGTGCGAGCCCAACCGACCCGGGCGCAATAGGTGTAGCCGGCTGGCAGCGCCGCGCTTAGGCAATTCGCATTGAGCGAGTAGAGCCCGGCGATGGCGTTGGTGGTCGGGTTGAAAATGACGATCTCTGAATACCAAGTGATTACATTGTTGGCGATGGAGCCGCTATCGAGGCCGTTAGCCCCTGATGCCGTCATCACCGGCGCGACGGAAACGCCGGACAGCCGCACAACGTTGCCGTTGGCATCCTCGACCGACAGCTCGTCGGCGGTAATGTCCATCGTCGTCGTCGGGTTGGTTCCGTCATTGACGATCTTCAAATTTTTGTAGGCTGCCGCCAGCGGCTGCGCCCGCTGCGGCGCGATGGAGCGCCAGCGCGCGGTCGTAGTGTCATAGCGCAGTCCAATCGACTGGTTGGGACCAAGTTGGTAGGGCGCCGGAAACTGAAATTGATTTGACGCCGTCGAGCCGGGACCTCCTAGTACAATCGGCGCTGGACCGACATTGAGCAAGTGGAACTGCTGTCCGCTCGAGCCGGCAGCAATACCGGTGAGGTTCGATCCTGGCGCAGTACCGCTGATCCGGATCGTTTCCGCCGTTGCCAGGCCCGGCGGGTTCCAATCGTTGTTGACGCCGCTCGACAAAGCCGTCGGCGAGATGATGCCGGTATAGGAAACATTTGAAGTAAAATTTGCCGAAGTCGACAATGCTGTCCCAGAGGTCGGAGTATATGTTGTCACTCTCCAACCAGTGCCGACAAAGACCGCGGTTGCGCTGTCCCCTGGAGTGACCGCAATGTTATTGCCGCCATTTGGCAAAAATAGCGTAGTGTTGTTATGCACCAGGGTAATTCCGCTGCCTAAAAACAACAGCGTTTTGATCGTGCCGGAGATGGCGCTGGTTCCAAACGACGTAATACTGGCGGGCCCTCCGGTGATCGTCAATGACTGATTGACTTGCGATCCGATATCGGTGGTGGCGGCAGCGGCCACGGTTCCGAATGCTCCACCGTTGTTGCTGATCCAAAAATGGTTGGCGGCGTCGAGCCAGCCTTGTACGTCCCAAGTGGCGCCGTCGAACATCGAGACGGTATTAGGCGTACTCGATGTGCTGAGCCAGCACTGTCCTTTGACTGGCGCCATGGTCTGATCATTCGACGGGGGGGTGCCGCCAGAATTGCACGACTGCAGCGCCGAAAAGGCGTTGTTGTAGGTATTGACCATCGTCAATCCTGTGAGCGTTCCCGTCGTCGGCGCGTAGGTCGGACCCTGCGAGGCGAACACAACACCAGCCGTAAACGCGCCCCATAGCGCGACATGGACGCCATAACGCCGGCAGAAGTCACGAAGCTTTGCCATTCACCATCCCTCGACATAAATGCTGACATTGCTGCGCGCGACGGCCGCGCTGGCCGCATTCCTGATCGTCACAGTGCACCCGGTCTTCGACAGGCCCGTGACGACTTCATAATCGCCCGTCGCCTTGTCGAGCCCCGACCAAGTCACAACCACATTCGGGTTGCCGGTGCCGCCATCCGGTCCACCGTTGAATGGAGCAGGCGAGGTGGCGCCATCCGGCTTGAACGTAATCGCGAAACCGCTGGCGCTTAACGGGCCGTTGACGAGCGGGTGATCGACACGGTCCGGAACGTCGACCGACCATGATGCCGTGAGCAGATAGGCGATCGTGTTTGGGTCCAACGTCTGGAGTTGCCACCTGACCGTGAAATACCGACCAGTGAACCTGCCAGGGGCAAACTTCTGCCAATTGGTGGGCGGGTTGACGGTCGAGCTGAAAGCGATCTCGGGATAGACATTGACCAGTTTCGCCGAAGCGCTGCCGAGGATATCGGCGGTGCTGAGAATGTCGACGATAGACAGAATATCTTGACCGACCGGCACGCCCGTCGCCGTTGTCTGGCAATAGACCGCGCAGGTGTCGGCCCTGCCGATGTCGATCACCGTGGCCGAGGTGTAGGTCCCGCTCTGCTCGCCGCCCTGGTCCAGCACATTGGCGTTGATGTACTGGCCGCCGGTGATCGTCATCGTTAGGCCGGTGGCAATGATGTACTCGATGGTCGAGCCGGTCGTGCCCGCGGTCGTTGTCACCAACCCATTGATCAAGGACACCGATCCGCTGCCGGTCGCACTCGCGATGATCGCCTGATCACCGGGGTTGAGGTTGTGGGGCGACGACAGCGTCAGCGCAACGACGCCAGAGCCAGAGGTATAGGTTCCGGAGATGATTGTCGCCAGTATCGCATCGGCCAGGATATTGCCGGTTCCACCAGTGCGAGCGGCATGCAGAATTACGTCTATTCCCGCGCCGTTGGTAAAGACGCCCGGCCACCCACTGGCTTTCTCATCGATGGTCGCCAGGATATTGGTCGGAACTTGAGCATTGCCGGAAACCGCGATCGAGGACCACGTTTCACTGCGCACGATCGAGCCCGGTGTCGGTTGGCACCATCCGGAGATCCAGTAGGTATTGTCTCCGGCCGGGACCACAAATGGCGGATGAGCGACGATCCCGAGTGCGACGGCCCCATCCGGGGTCGAGCCGGCGCGAATTTCGTAGAAAATGCCGTTGCGGAAATCGCGGGCGCCGATCTCGTCCCAGGTGATCGCCAATCGATTGTCGATCGTGGTCGAGCTGACGTTGAGCACGTTCGGCAGCGGGCTCGACCCAGCATGCCCCAGCACCGTATAGGGGTACGCGCCGACATCGGCGAGGCTTTGCGGGTTGTCGCCGTAGGTGTTGAATGACTGGAACTTGATCAGGATAGTCTGACCAACCAGACTATTGTCGATCGGGAACTGGAATACGCCGGCATCAAGCCGTGCGAACGGCGTGCCGGTTGGATGGACAATAATCTTGTCCTCGGTGCCATAGGCGCCGCGGATCAAGTATGAAAGCGTGTACTTGTTGGTCGCGGTCAGCAGCGCGTTTTGATAGGCGATAATCTCGCCGCCGATATAGCAGCGCGTATGCAGCGCCTGGGCGTCGGCAGCCGAGCTGGCCGAGGCGAGAACGCCGGCGCTTTCAGTAAGATCGACGCCGACGGTATTGATCTGGTCGATCGTCTGGCCGGCGTTATTAATTGGCGCCGTGGCGAGCGGCGTCGTCGTATAGCCCATGCGCGCCGGGCCGGCGAGCTTTGCGACCTGGCGGTAATTGACGCCGTCGGTCGAGACCCAGATATAGCAGCCGCCCCAATTCGGGCCGCCGCTGACAGCGCCCCAGATTTCCTGGCTGGCGCCGCTCAGCATCTCGGCCGTGGGCTCGAAGATAATCGGCGGGTTGACATTGCCGGGATCGGCGTCAGCGCCCGAAACGAAGCCCTGGGGCGCCTCGACGCCGAACAGCGGCGCCTGTGCGGTGCCGGGCGCCTCCAGGCAGGTCATTGTCAATGACCGGTCTTCGTTCTCGCTGATTTCCTCGACCTGGACAAGCTGGCGAAAGATATTCTGCGCCGGATCGCTGACCGTCAGGTAATCGAGCACGTCAACGAGGATGAACTGCCGGCCGACCGTGAATTGGAACTGGCGCGCGATCTGCTCGCGCACGAGCATCTGCGTCGCGCAGAATTGCGCGGCGGAACTCAGACAATAAAAATGGAGCTGCTTGATGTCGCCGGGCCGCTCGCGGCGGTACAGGTTGATCGACGCCTCGTCCTTGATTTCGCAGACCACGGGATTGTAGTCAAATCCGCGGTCGAGGCTCTCAACGCGGATGCTGGTGAGCATCTGGTCGCGCGGCCGCCGAACAATGACAAGCGGCGAATTGCTCGACCCGTGGCCGCTGCCTATGCTGCCGCGGTTCGGTAGAAAATCGTCAAGCGTCAGGTCGTAGAGCGGCGCGGTCTGCGGCACATAACTCGCGCTTGCCGCCCAAGTGTAGGAGATCGTGACGCCGAGGCCGGCCTGGTTGCCATTAAAACGGTAGACGCCGGCTTGCTCGGCATACTGGTTGAGGCTTGGCGCCGTTCCCCACGGCACCTGCGTGAACAATGCGCCGGTGCCGGAATTCGTCACCTGAATATTAGCGACGAAAGTCGCCGCATGGTTCACCACTATCTGGATCGGCGCATGGTTAGGAATGATTGACGGCTCGAGCACTTGCTGGACTTGGCCGGTGGCGACCGCTTGGTCGCCGTAGGGGATCACTGTGAGCTGTCCACCGGACCAGCGGGCATTCGAATTGGTTGCCGTCAATAGATCGATCAGGAACGCGCTCGCTTGGATCGCCGAAGTCACGGCCGGCGACACCAGCAATCCGTTCGCCAGGCAATAGTTCTTCCACAGCGTAAGGTTGCCGAGACGAGCGGCAGGAAAGCCAACGCCCCAAAACGGGTTCGTCAGCCAATCGCTGAAGGCGACGCTCGGATCACCGTCCGGGTTGACGCCGTCGGTCATCGAGTTGAGCGCGCGCACCTCCCAATTGACGTTCGGAAGTTGGTTGCTCGGACCGAGCGGATAATTGAGCACGCCGGCGTAAGCGATGCCGCGGTAATTAAGCGCGTACTGGCCGCCCTGAACGCTCTCCAGAAATCCCCACGGCAGCTGGGTGTAGTCGCCTACGAACGTCGTTGCGGCGACTTCCTTCGCCGTCGTGGTGAATTGGTTCGCCCACTTGTTGAGGTCTTTCGGCCGACCGTGTGGGTAAATTTTGAGGATGCCCGATATCGGGCCCTCGCAGATGCCGAACACAATCGAAGCATAATAGTACTGCTGGGTCGATCCGGTGCCGGCGTTGCCGAAGAAATCGCCGCCTTTGCCGCCGCCGCCGCCGCTCGATGATTGGCTGACGCTGGTATTGTGCCCGAACCACAGCAAGTTCGACGCCATGCGCTGCTGGCCGGCGACGAGCAGCGGGATCGGATTGCCATAGATCGAGCTTTGAACGCGCAGCGAAGCTGCTGGCTGCTGGGTCTGCTTGCCGCCAGCTCCGAATAGTCCGGCGAGGAAGCGGCCCATGGTCGTTCCCTCGCGCCGCTAGAACACGGTGAAGAACCGACGTTCGCGCCATTGATTGCCGAGGTTCTCCTCAAGGCCGTGGCCGCGAACCACCATGCGGGCAGGCGCCCAGGCGTGAATAATGTTCGGCCACCCGGGATCGATGATGATCGCGCCGTGGCCGAACGCTCTCCCCAACTTGTAAAGGACGACATCGCCAGCTCTTGCGTCAGCCTCGTTGATGCGTCGCGCGAAGCTCTCGACTGTCGCCATGTAGTCTTCAGCGTCGCTGTGCAGGAACTGCTGCGGCGAGTAGTAGGGGATCGAGAGCGGTGCGATCTCGCCAACAGCCGCGAATACGCAAGCGATGAACTGGGCGCAATCAACGCCGCCATTGATCCCTTTAACTCGAGCGGCCTCGTGATAAGGCGTTCCCAACCAGGCGCGCGCTTCCTGCACGATCTGATGGCGCCGCACGGCCTCTGGGAACGGGATCATGCCGCTGTTTCCGGCGTCGGCACATACGCTTCGCCGCCGTAGTTGGCCGAATTGTTGAATAGCGCGCATGCGGCCTGCGTCTTAGCACAGCCCGGATAGGCGACAAAGGAGTCACCGGATACGATCGCGAATGGGAATTGGATTAAAAGCTTGAACGCTCTGCCAGCGCCGGCCCATCCGGTAATGGTGCGCGAGAAGCCGGTGTTCAATCCACTGGTCATGACGATGGTGCCCTGCACGTAGGTGCCAGAGCCGCCAGGAACATGCAGGTTGTTCTCGATCGACATCGGCGTCGAGCCGCCGATAGCGATGCCGTTGGTCGCGAACGATGCACGCGGCAGCGTCGTAAAGTTAGCCGTGCACCCGATATCAAACAACGTGTGCCGGCATTGGCCCTGCCATAGATGCCGCGGCATCTGGATTTGCAGCAGCTGCCGATAGTCCTGCACGGTGATGATGACCTGGGTCGAGGTCGTGTCGACGGCGCCGACCGCGCCAGCAAATATGCCATTGATGAAACCAACCGGCACAGCACCGCCCGGAGGCATCGGCCAGGTCGGCATGGTCGCAAAGACAGCGCGGTCAATCTGGAAATCGGCGGCATCGAGAGCACCGCCTTGGGCGGCTTGTATCCACGGCACCGCGCCGATCTTGTCGGGAAACGGATTGCCGGTCACCGGATCGACAGTCCGCGGCATGACGATTAGCGTCCACTGATCGGCGTCGAAGCCGACTTTCCAATGCGCGAGGGTCTTCGATCCCGCCTCGTCGACACGGGTGGCGGAGGTCCAGACATGGCCGGAACCGTCGCTGATATCAAAATCCGCATTGGTCAACCGCAAAATGACGCCGGAAGCCAGCGTTAGCGTGTAGCAGTCGAAATCCTGAAAGCTGATCGGGATAGCAATGAGCCCACCGCTCACCATCGTATAATACGGCGCTGTCCCATCTTCTGTCGTGTAGACAGAGACGCCATCCTCAGCGGTGTAATTGACCGATGACGTCGACACAGACGCCGTTCCGGTAATCGTCCCATTGATGAGCGTAAGCAGATCAGCACTGACGTTCTTCACGGTTCCAGCTCAAGCCGAAGTTCAATTGCTGTTGCAATGACGCGCGTCGTGTAAGAGGTTCCATCACTTGCTGTATAGTCTACGCCATCCACGGTCGTATAGCTCTGCCGAGGCAAACCAACCACGGAAACAGTCCCTCCAGAGATCGCCGCCGTGAAAATGATTTCGCTCACGGAAGCTTCTCCGTCGAAAACTTGAGGGATCGCAGTTCGAACAGATGGAGCATAATATTCGAGAACATGTGCTCGTCCTCGTCAAGCCGGCATCCCCAATAGAAGCTGCCGTCCCAAGTTAACGCAGCGCCCGCGTTAGGCGGCGACGAGAACGTGATCGCACCATACGGCGTCACACCGTAGCCGGCGGCAATCACGCCATCGATCTTCACGTCGGTGATGACATTCGGAAAAAATACAGGCTCGGTGAAGCCGCCTAGTGCTCTCACGAGCTGGAATACCGTCGAGGCGCCGTCGCCGGTTCCGAAAGCCTGAGTTGCCGCCGTGTTGTCGTTCGGATCATTGTAGAGAAATAAGCCCACGCCGCCAATGAGCTGATTGAGAAAGCCGGTCAGCAGCTGCCATTCAGGAAACGCCGCACTCGACCGCAGGAAGCCAGTGTCTCCAAAAATCAGCTCATATTTATAAATCGGATACGAACGATTGCTGAAACGAACACGCTTGCCAGAAATTGCATCATTTTTGATTGTATCCCAACTCGTTGTTCTTGGCAGCGGATAGGCCAAGCCAGGCAAAGCCGGAAAAACGGGAAGCGGCATGGGACCACCGTGTTTGCTGTTTACCCATGGCTTGTTGGGTTGGCGGCCATGTGACCGCGCAAGACGCGGGCGAACGTGCTCGCGTGCTTGTTCAGCACGCGGACCACATCGGTGCCGTCCATGGCAGTGATGTTGAAATTTAAGGCCGATCCGCCGACGGCTGCCGCGGACGCCATCGCACGAAATCCCTCGGCGGCCTTACTCGGTAAAACCGTCTCACCCTTATGCAAAAGCCATGGCGAAGTCGAAGGAATTTCCCAAGCACCAGCTTCGGCTTTTGGGATGCTCCTTGCTAGCTCATAGGCTCCTACCCCAGCGGCGGCAATCGTAGCGCCAGCAGCTACCGGTGCCATCGGTCCGAGCGGTGCATAAAACGAAGTCAAGCCCCAGAATGCTTTTTGGATCAGAAGGCTTATCTGAGAAATGATAGCGCTCATATCAATCGAACCGAATGCGGCACCGAGTGAGCTGGCCAATTTCTCGACAATGACGACCTTCTCGAATTCT